GGAATATTTTTACGCGTGCAAAAAAACCGAAAAGTTTTGGGCACGCAAAAGGCAGGCCAATAATGGGCAGAAAAGCGACACCGACTCGATTAAAAGTAATCTCCGGCACGGATCAAAAGTGCCGCGTAAATTCTGATGAACCTCAGTATCAAACTGACGGAATTACAATTCCTCACGAATGGTTAACCGAGGATGAGCAAGGCTACTGGGCGCACTTCGCACCCAGATTAATTAATTCAAAAGTAATGACTCAGGCTGACATTGTTTCGCTGGTGCAGCTGTGCAAAGAAACCGCACTGTACTTTAAAGCCTGCAAAATGATTGAAAATCTCGGCGCCGCTGGCGAGGTTTATCTAACGCCAACCGGTACATGGGCGCGCAATCCTTGGCTAATGATTCGCAAACAAGCATTCGAAAGCAGCGGCAAACGCATGGCCGAGTTCGGATTGAATCCGGCAGACAGGACGCGAGTCGGTATTGCGAAAGCTGAGAAATCTCCTGGCGGTAAATACGGAGGATTAAGGGATTAAAACCGGTGGCCAAAAAACTGACGCATGCAGACAAGGCCGGTAGGTACGCAAAGAAAGTTTTAAACGGTAAGCAGATTGCTTGCCAGCTGATCCACCAAGCATGCACGCGTTACTTCAAAGACCTCAAGCGAAAGGATCTCCAATACAGAACGGCAGAGGCAAACGCTTTCTGCCGTTTCGCTGAAACTTTTCATCACGTAAAAGGCGAGTGGGCCAAGCGCCGCGAGCCAATCAAGCTTGAAGACTGGCAATGTTTTTTGTTCTGCAATATCTATGGCTTCTATCGTAAAGCCACGGGCTACCGTCGTTACACAGAAGCCTATTGCGAGGTAGCGAGAAAGCAGGGCAAGAGCACGGTCGCAACTTTGATCGGACTGTTCATGACCACCGAGGACGGCGAGTCAGGGGCAGAAGTCTTCTGCGGCGCGACTACAGAAAAACAAGCCAACATGGTTTTTCAAACAGCCCGGCAGATGGCGAAGGCTGAAGCTGAGTTCCTCGAGTGGTACGGCGTCGAAGTGATGGCGCAAAGTATTTTCAGAAGCTCGGACGGGTCATTCTTTAAGCGTGTGATTGGCGACCCTGGCGACGGTGACAACCCGTCGTGCTGGATTGTTGATGAGTTCCACGAGCACAAGAAAGCGAACTTGTACCAGACGGGCAAGACGGGCATGGGCGCCCGCCGTCAGCCGCTCATGTTTATTATCACAACCGCCGGCGATGATGTTAGTGGCCCGTGTTATCAAAAGCGCGAAGAGTGCTTGAAGATACTTAACGGTGTTTTCTCTGATGAGTCGGCAGACTCGACGTTCATACTGATCTACACCATCGATCAGGGCAAAGATAATTTCGTCGACCCGTTTAGCGTTAAGGCGCTCAGGATGGCGAACCCTAATTATAACGTCAGCGTGTCGGGCAAGTGGCTGCGATCGCAACAACTGCAAGCCAAGCGATCAGCAAAAGACCGCGGGCCGTTCTTAACCAAGCACTTAAACTTATGGGTTAATGCAACTGATGCTTTCCTCAACTACGAGGACTGGCGCAAGTGCGGCGACTCCGAAATGCGCATCGAGGACTACGAGCATCTACCAATGATGCTGGCGGTTGACCTCTCGGGTCGCATCGACTTTACGTGCGCGATGAAGGTTTTCTATTGGTTCGAGGATGACGGCCAACAGCATTACGCTTGGTTTCCTCAGTTCTGGTTACCGGAAAATAGAATTTTTGAATCAGACGCCCCTGACTCTTACAAGATATGGGCAGACGAGGGTCACATAAACATCTGCCCTGGCGACGAGATCAACGTCAAGGATGTGCGAACCCGCATTATTGAAGACATTGAAGGGCACTACACGGAAGAAGTTATATTCGATCCATGGAAGTCTGCCGGGTACGAGCAAGAAATCGAGCAAGAAACCGGCATAGAAATCGTCAGATTTGGCCAAACCATTGGCCAATACACCGCGCCCATGGATGAGTTAGAGGCCGCTGTGATGTCGGGTAGGGTGCATCACCCTAACAACCCAGTATTAAATTGGATGGCTACCAACCTTATGACTGTTCGCAATACCAACGGTAGTAAGAAGCCACGCAAAGATGACGCGACGAAAAAGATTGATGGCATGTCAGCCGGCATTATGGGGCTCGGTCGAGCGATGACCCGCGCTGAAAACGAGGGCGATCTGCCCGACAATATGGTTTCTTTATGATCGCAATAGCTCAGCTTGTGCTATGGCTTGTCGGGTGTGCGTGCTTGGTCTACGGCGTCTATCTGTTCGAGCCTCGCGCGGCCTGGTTAACCGCCGGCGTCCTGCTACTGATTGAAGCAAACACACCATCCGAAAAAGAAGTAGTGATCGACGATGCTGATTAGGACGCTTGAAAACCACGCCAAGCGCGATGGCATCACGAGCATTGGCGACATAACCGCGTTCATTCGTCACCGGCTGGCCAAAGAAAAGTTCAGCGATACCGGTGTTGTTGTCACTGAGTCTAACGCGATGACTCTGCCATGGGCCTACTCGGCCATTAATGTGTTGTCGGAAACCCTTGCCCACGTACCGCTCGAGGTCCGCAGGAAGTCTGCTAGAGGCGGCTCGGTACCGGCAATAGACCATCCTCTTTACGACACGCTGCACTCTAACCCGTCAAGTGGGATGTCCTCGTTCAACTGGCGCAAGACGATGGAGTCCCACCGCAACGGCTGGGGTAATGGTATGACGTGGATTAGACATCGACCAGGCGTGCAGGGCGTCACCATGCAGTTGTTGTTGCCTGATCGCACAGAGATCCTGATCAACAAGCAAACCGGTGACGTGATTTACCGGTCAACGCTAGACGATGGGACCATTGAGGACATCTTGGGTATCGATGTTCTGCACGTTCCCAGCATGACTTTTGACGGCGTTCGCGGAATATCACCACCGGCATTGTTAAAGCTGGCGTTTGCGTCCGGGCTTAATGTCCAGCAGTTTGGCGCGATGTTCTTTGGCAAGGGCGCAAACCCTCGAGCCATTATTGAATCTGAGCTTGGCGGTAACAGCTACACCAAGTCAGCCGAAGAATTTAAAGAGAAGTTCGGCGGGCTAGATAACGCGATGGGTACGCCCGTTTTACCCAAAGGCTTTAAGTATGTGCCCACCACGATCAACCCGAATGATGCGCAGTTTTTAGAGACAGCGATGTTTAACCGCTCGGTGATAGCTGGCATCTATCGAGTGCCGGCGCACTTCATTAACGACCAGGAAAAAAACACGTTTACGAATGCTGGTGAAATGGATCTTTCTTTCGCGAAACATTCCATGGTGCCGATCTACGCAAACTATGAACAGGAAATGGCCCGCAAGCTACTGACGCCACGCGAGCGAGCCACCGGATACTTCATTAAGTTCAACGTCAACGGCTTACTACGCGGTGCTCAAAGTGAGCGATACAAAAGCTACCATACGGCGATCAACGATGGCTGGATGAACCGAAACACACCACGCCGCCTTGAAGATTTTGAAGAGGTCGAAGGGCTTGATGAATACCTGGTACCGCAGAACATGAAAGCCTCAAGTCAGCTGCTCGCCCCGATGGTTTCATCATTAGCAGCCCGCATAGCTCGACAAGAGCAGCGAGCTCTTGAAGGGATTGGCGAGGACACCAAAGCAGCCGCGGCGTTTTACTTAAAGCAACCCGAATGGCTGAGGAACAATTTTGAACCACTGGCCGTAAGCTTCGAGCAGATTACCGGCGAGTCGGCATCAATCATTACCGAGCGGTTCATTAAGTGTCACATCGACAAACAATTGTCATTAATCACAGATTCAATTGCAGCCGCTATACCAAAAATATCGGCAGCAGAGATTACCCGCACAATAGGCGAGGCAACAGCAAATGGAAATTGAACACAGGGTCACGGACCATAAAGTCGAGCTACGAATAGACGATGAGAAAATGCCAACGCTGGTTGGCTATGGCGCCGTCTTTAGCATGCTGTCTGAAAACCTCGGTGGGTTTCGCGAGATCATTGCCCCCGGCGCGTTTGATGACGTGCTGGACGATGATGTCCGAGCGCTGTTTAACCACGACTCGAACATCATCATGGGCCGCAACGGCAACGGCACGCTGAAGCTGTCAATTGATGCGGTTGGCTTGCGATACGAAATCATGCCTCCCAATACGAGCCTTATCAGAGACATGGTGCTGACGCCCGTGGAGCGCGGCGACGTTAACCAGTCCTCGTTTGGTTTTCGAGTAGATATGGATAGCTGGAACGAGGACGAAGATGGGCGACTTATCAGGACTATTCAAAAGGTTCAGCGATTGATTGATGTCAGCCCGGTCACGTTCCCTGCATACCCTGACACATCAGTGGCCATGCGATCGCTAGAAACCCACAAAGGGACAAAGAAAACGCCAGGCACGCCTCCCGCGGGTCCGGCAGATCTACAAAAGACAATCGATGAAAGAGACGCCCAGATCGTCACTTTGACAGATGGCCGGACAAGAGACGCGCAGAAGATCGCCGATCTTATCCGGGTTAACAAAGCCATCGCCTAACCCAGTTTAACCAGGTCAAAAGACCGCCCAACCTTGCCCGCTTCTGCGGGTTTTTTATGCCAATCATTTGACCATAGGTAAATTATTATGAGTGCTAATTTGCAATCCAAGCTTTCAGAAATGAGAGTCAAAGAACGTGAAGCCACCCTGCGTGCCGCAGAGCTTGGCGAGAAGGCCGCCACCGACGAGGGCTTGAACACCGAAGAGCGCGCCGAGCTTGGCGAAGTAGAAAAGACGGTCACCGATTTGCGCGCCCGCCAGACGGACTTGGAGCGATCCTTAAAGGTCGGCAACTTCTCATCAAGTGCAAACGGTGATGTTGGCTTAAATGACAAAGAGATCCGTGAGTTTTCCTTGGTCAAACTGTTCCGCGCCGCCGCACCTGGCGCAAGTCGGTCAGACATTGCCGCCGCTGAGTTCGAGTTGGAAGCGTGTGACGCGCAGGCCAAAGAGCTCGGTGTTGAGGCTCGCGGCACCATGATTCCTTTCGAGGTCATGCACGGCAATAAAGAAACCCGTAAAGCCAACACCCAAGAGCGCCGAGATATGATTGCTGGGGCTTTTGGCTCAGGCGGCGCGATGGTCGGTGTTGATTCAAGCCGCCCATTGATTGAGCTACTACGCAACGCACAGTTGCTTCCAAGCTTAGGCGCAACAATCCTTACCGGACTGCAGGGCGATGTTGCCATCAACAAGCAAACCGGTGGCGGCACGGCATACTGGGTCGATGGTGATGGTGTTGAGGCTATTACCAAAAGTCAGCAAAGCTTAGGTCAGGTTACCATGACGCCCAAGTATCTTGGCGCAATGACTAACTACTCACGCAAGCTGCTGAACCAGTCTAGCATTGGTGTTGAGCAGTTCATTCGAGCCGATCAGATGTCCGTGCTTGGACTTGAGAAGGATCGAGTAGCTTTCCACGGTAATGCAGAAAGCGGCCAGCCGGTCGGCATCATCAACACTACCGGCATCAACACAGTTGATTTCGCCTCCGCAAGCAACCCGACTCGAGCAGAAGTGATTGCAATGCGAACTGCGATCGCCAGCGACAACGCTATGGCTCAAAACGTGAGCTTCGCGTCTAACTCCCTCGTCATCGGTAATCTAATGAATCGACCCATTGATGCGGGTTCGGGCTTGTTCCTGATGAACGACGCAGGATTAATGATCGGCAAGACGGTCGCAGAGTCTAATCAGCTGCTTGATGATTTCCTGCTTTACGGAAACTATGCCGACTTCATTATGGGTGAATGGGGCACGCTGGACTTCATCATAGACACATACACTTTGGCCACTACCCTGATGACCCGCGTGATTGCTATCCACGCTTGCGACTCTGCCGTGCGTCATGCCGAGTCTTTCGCATCTGGCTCTAGTACTTACGGTAGCTAAACCCCAAGGCTTTTAAGGTAAGCGCGCCAGGTTAAACCCTAGCGCTTTCTTAAAAACCGATCCCATTTTTTCGGAGAATCAGCAATGAAACAAAATAGAGATTTTGGCGGAGAGCAGACCGTCAAGTGCATTACTCCTGCGGTTCGCACCGCAGACGTTAACGGCGCATCGATTGACAGAAAAGACCATGATGGCGCTTTGTTTATCGCCGCGGTCGGGGCAAGCGGCGATACATTGTCAGGCAGTGTCTATCTTGAGATTGAGCTAGAGCACTGCGACGATAATTCGACGTGGGTTGATTGTGACAACAGCGATCTATCGTCATCTGTTACAGGCAACAACACAGGCACTGCGGCAAAGATTGATGCCGCCGACGAAGACGATCTAGTTTATACGGTTGCCTACATGGGCATTAAGCGTTACGTGCGCCCAGTCTTGAACGTCACTGGCACGCACTCTAGCGGCATTCCCGTCAGTGTTGTATGCCAACAGAATCGCGCTCGTTACCCGGTATAAGCGCGACCAGATAAGTAAACGCGTCAGCGATGGCGCGTAAACTTCTCCTTCATTGATTCAGGGCTAGACGATGAAACAACAAATCAAGATTTTAAAATCGACCGCCGTTAACGGCGTTGGTATAAAGGTAGATTATGAGCTAACAATACCTGAAGACATTAGCGCCCAGAATGCCAAGACACTTGTATTGATGCGCAAGGCTGAGTATGTCGGCGTAGAGACGGCAGAGGAAGACATCGAGGCTGTGACTGAAACGGCAGAATCGACCGTTTCTAGTAAACCAAAACGATCCAGCGCTAAACCTCGACCACGCGAAGCGTAAACCATGACGCCAAGCCTTGCGACAATCACCGGCCCTGCTTCGCCCGTAGTCACTACAGCCGAAGCTAAAGTACATCTAGGGATAACTGACAGCGCCCAAGATACCTACATTGCCGCTATTGTTTCTGCAGCCACCAACCGCGTGCAGAACGAATCAGGCATGCGCCTGTTCACGCAAACGGTTGAATTACGCGCTGACGGGTTTCCTGTTAAGTCTAACAATATGAGCCTGCAGGTAGCGCCGCTCGCGGCAATCACGTCCATTAAGTATGACGATTCAAACGATTCAGAGCAAACCCTGGCGGCGACAGCCTACTGGCCTGATCTACTGAGTGTGCCGGCAAGAATAACCATTAAGGATCAGTGGCCCACGACCAAAGAAGGCAAGCCAGCAAGCGTGCGCATCAGAATGGTTGCGGGGAAAGATGATGTGGCAGATATACCGCAGCACGTAAAGCATGCAATTTTATTGCTCACTTCACACTGGTTTATCAATCGCGAAGAAACTAGCGAGCTATCACTGAAAACAATCCCAAACGGCGTTCGAGACATTCTTTGGTCGGATTCAAACTACTACTTTCTGGTGTTATAGATGCGCCGTCAGCCACGATCAGGCCGATACACTAAGTTGCTGTACATCCAGCAGCAAGCCACAAGTTACGGCAACCCAGGTACATGGGCAAACATCTCCGCAAACCCGACAATTCTTTGCGCTATGTCTCACACTGCCGATGCTGAAACAGCGTCAGTCTCAGGGCTTAGGGGCGAGAACACAATAGAAATAGAAACGCCTTACCGCGCAGGCATCGCCTACGACCGCCGTTTGATCGATGGCGAAGGTCGAGTATTTGATATTAGCGGGATTATTAACGTCAACGAGCAAAACAGAACTTTACTGATAACCGTGATGGAAAGGACCACTAAAAATGGCTAAGGATTATATCAGCGGTGTCGACGGACTAAACAGAAAGTTAGACCATCTTGCTAACCAAAAACAAATGATTGCGGCAAGTCGTGCGGCGCTTAACAAAGCCTTGACGCCTGTCGTAGTTACCGCCCGTCAAAAAATACCTAAAAGCACCAACGGGCACAAAACATACCTTGGCCGCATTGTCGCCCCCGGCTTTGCTTCTCGCAACATTGGTAAAAAAGTCAGGTCAATAGATGGCGCGGTTACTGGCGTTGTAAGCGTTAAAGATGAGGCATTCTATGCGCTTTTCTTTGAAACAGGCACAAAGTATATAAGACGTCAGCCCTGGCTAACTGATTCATTTTTTGCCAACAAAGTAAAAATGATTACTAAGTTTAGTGGCGGGATTGAGGCTTACATTAAAAAAGCCGCTCGCAAAAAATGACAATCGAAACTGATCTATTCACTCACCTCGAAAGCAATGTGCCTAACACGCACTTTGCGCTAACTGATGCGGGCCCTGATGCGAGGGCGCCCATGGTAGTAATAGCCATGAGCGACCACCGCCGCATTAGAACAACGGGCGCTACAAGCCCCATGAAAATTACCGAGTTCGATATTGAATGCTGGAATACCAACAGCGTCAACGCGGCCAGCCTATGCGCAACTGTCGCCGGGCTGCTTGAGGACTTCTCAGGATTGCTTAACAGCGGCACTGAAGTAGAGCGAACCAGAATATTCAACGAGTTCAGCGGCAGCGACAACGCAGCAGAATTATACAACCGCACGTTCACAGTTCAGATAACCCACCGATAGGATTTAGTTATGGGCGTTTTTAGCGAAGGATTCACATGCAAAGTGGGCGACTCAGATGCGTCTTCAGAGACGTTCGCAGTTTTGGCGTTACTTGAGGTGCCAGAAATATTCTCTGGTGCCAAGTCCAAGTTCCCTAACCGCACCACGGCGGATACCGGCGGAACCAAGCGATACGGCATCGGCATCGAAGAAGGTGACGAGATGACGCTGACTACAGAGCGAGACTTTTCCAGCGCGACACAAGACTTGCTGCGAACTGCTTACGGTGCAGGCGCAGAGATCAATCTGCAATTCATCATTACTGATGGCACGATTGCAGAAACTAACGGCGCTGGCTTCAAGGTTACCAGCATCCCCGTGGTGACTGCTGACCCCAACGGCGATGGCGAAACGACTAAGCAGATGTTCAATATCTTTCGCAACACTGACTGGTCAACTGCAGAGGCTTAATGAATGTTTGATTTCTTCAGGCGCATGATCAAGTTCCGCGCATTGCGTAAAGCGGCATGGAAGCCTCAACAGGTCGAGATTAAAAACCTTGGCCTCGTCAACATCAACCCTATGCCAGTACCTTTGCGCATGGCTTTGGTGCAAGCGATCAGCCAGGACAAGTACGTAAAGTACGATGTGTACTGCTGGCTGATTTCTGAATGCGTTGAGGAATTCATAGGGCGGCAAGATATAGGAATGACCATCCCGCCTAACGTCATTGAGGAACTAGGAGAAGAGATCCTTACCATCTCAGGGCTGACCAAAGACTCTCAGGAAGCCGAAGCAAAAAAGTCAGTGAGCGCGCCGAGTTAAAGTTTTTCTACTATCTCTGCGTGACTACCGGCTGGACGCCTGACCAAGTACGGGCGCTATCGGGCGAGGATTATCGTCACCTGGTCGCACTTTACAACGTCGATCCTTGGGGCGCTGAACGGGACAACATGCACACCGCAATGATCTTAGCTCAAGGCGCGAACATGAACCGAGCGAGAGGAACGCCACCTATCGACATATCTCGTTTCATTCTAACTAAGAAGCCGAAGATCAACGACGACGCCAAGCGGGTCAGCGCATTCCGCGCAGCCATAAAGCAATCAAGCAGGGTAAAAGAGAATGGCTGATACGGTTGATCTAGCAAAACTTGTGGTGCGCATGGAAGCGCAGTCAGACAAGTATCTGAAAGATCTGAACAAGCAGAAAGAGCAGACCAAGAAATGGCAGAACAGTGTTAACAAGAATGTTGGCTCTGTTGCTAAAACGTTTCGGGGCTTGGCTGCTGCTGCTGGTATTGCGGTACTCACGAGGAAGATAATTGAGAACACTGCGGCACAGCAAAACGCGGTGGCCCAGTTAGCACAAGGATTTAAGACAACAAGCGGCGTGGTTGGCAGATCAGTCGATCAAATGGTGGCCAAGGCTGGTGAACTGCAAAAGGTTTCAATATTCGGTGATGAGCAAATCATTGAAGCACAAGGTCAACTGATTACATTTACGAACATCGTTGAAGATCAGTTTGATAGGGCCACCATCGCTGCTATGGATCTGTCCACCCGCATGGGCACCGACCTAAAGTCTAGCGTCTTACAGCTTGGCAAGGCTCTGAATGATCCTGTTACGGGCATGACGGCACTGACTCGATCAGGCGTCACGTTTACGGAAAGTCAGAAAGAAATGGTTCGGGCGCTGGTTGACTCTGGTCGGTCAGTAGAAGCCCAACAGTTAATGCTTGCCGAGTTAGAAAAGCAATTCGGTGGCAGTGCTAAAGCGGCACGCGAAACCTTCGGCGGCGCTTTGTCTGGTCTGTCTGGTGCGTTCAATGACTTGCTAGAAGGTGGCAGCGGCGGTGGCCTAAATCAAACACGCGACTCGATCGAAGAATTAACCACGATGCTGCAAGACCCGACGTTTGTGGCGAATACGAATACGTTCCTAACAGCGGCGATCAGCGGCTTCACAAAGCTGGCATTGCTGGTATCCAAAGTTGTAGAGGGTTGGGCAAAGATTGCAGATTGGGTCATAACGCCAGAAGCACGCCAGGCTATTGCGGGCATGTTCGATGAGAGCGATTCATCCGGGGGCGCGCAGACGTTCAAGCAAAAGTGGGCTGCAGCACGCGCTAAGAATCAGGAGGCAAAAAACCCATCAGCGCCCGCCGTGTTCGACGCCTCGACTGTGCAGGGCGCTAGAAGCTCGCCTATGTCAGTCAACCCATTGGATCAGTTAGCACTACAAGATGAGTTAGATAGTAAGATCCAGATTGAGCAGGAATACTGGGAAGAAAAGGAACGCATGGCTCAGGACTACGCTGACGCCGAGACACGCATTCAAGGCAACTTGCAAGCAATGCGCATGGGCTTGGCTTCTCAGGCCATGGATCTAATAGCAAGCAATGCCAAAGAAGGTTCAGCTATACAGAAAGCAGCGCTGATTGCATCCAAGGCG